CCGTCCAGTTCATCAGTGCGATAAACTGGTTCAGGAACCCAAGCCCGAACTTCGTGGCATTGGTATTTTTCATTCCATCGTGAAAAGGAAAGAAAATCCTGAAACGATTCTCTGCATAAGTATCCAGAGTCTCGAGGTCCCCAGGGCAAAGGCCCTAGGAGACGCTCTACAAATTTAAAAAGTGTAGAGCTGGTAGACCAATAACCTTTTCGATAGAAAAGGTTAGCAGTCTCAACAAGAGATATAATCTGAGATACATCCCGCTTGTGCCTTGGAGGCACCTGACGGATATAGGTAGGTGTAACCACCTCCCCGTCAAATGCATCTAACCCACAGGACTCTCGAAAGTTTCCACTAACGAAAGTCTTAGAGTTATTTACCTTACAGTTGTATTTCTGTAGGTATTCAAGCACAACATTCGCATGTTTAGTGGGAATGATAAGATCATCCCCATAAACGTAAACATCACGAGAAACGCGAAAAACGCTCTCGTGGTTACGTGGTAAGCCTGTGCTTTTCAACAGAGCCGCTACACAAATTGTGTAGAAATACATCGACTCTACCGGAAAACACAAAGCGCTTCCCATCGAAGCAAATTTCTCGAGGGGACCAATTATAGTCCCGTCGGGAAGCTTTGCGTGCGTCGATCGACAAGAATCGATAGAATCCTGTAAATCAGGATTCGCTCGAAACATATCGAGTGCAAGTGAGCGTGGAACACGGTCACTAGCTTCAGATAGGTCTACCGTTGAAAGTAGACCATTCTTCGATGCTGTCAACGCCAGGCGCTGATTAATTGACTGATCACGAAAATTAACGTGGCCAGCTGTTAACCAGTATGATTCGAGGCGATCATATAAGATCCCGCGAATCCCTTGCTGTGCATATTGCATACAGCAAGGCTCTATAGCGATGACACGAGGGCTTTTCAGCGTCTTCGGAACCAGAACAACCTTAACTGGTTGTTCCGAGCCCGATGCAACAACGTTGACTTCCTCAAGCTCCTGACTGCCAATAGCGCCAATGGAAAAAGCGCTGTCGACAATAGGGAAATAAGGCTCGAGACGTTGGTGCCAAAGCCTCCAACGGAATTTCTGATTTCCAGTCCTTCCGTCGGCGGTCTTGCCAGGTCCATGTCTAGGAATGAACTCATGATGGTTAATACCAAACATAAGATTATCCCAGATAAGAGAAGAAATATCGTCAAACTCTCGACGATCCTCTCCTGACAAATGAAACGATGAAAAGTCGCGCTCAATGGACGAGAACGACCGAATGGCGTCCTGTTCCCTTTCGGGAGTACAGGACAGTTGTAGTTTGTTAAACGCTCGACAAATTTGGCGAACGCAACTAACAATACTTGCAACGTTATAGCCACTAGGGGAATCTTGTTCATACTTACCACTCTCCTTGTTGAACAAAAGACTGAGCATACCTTGTAAAAATACAGGGATTGCTCCATGCTCTTTCTTGGCATTTGAATTAAGGATCGAGATCCTTTCAAAACCAGGAAAACATGTTGAGTCCACGAAACCCAAAGCCAGAGATCTTTCAAAATCTCGAGCAAAATTGGGTAGGGTAATCGTTAAAAACGAAATACCCTCATGTTCAACACGTGACTTGATAGTTAAAAAGTCACGATCATCGGAGACATCAGCGATGCACAACATGCATGCATCTTTATAGATGCTCTGCATGACTTCTAAAAGGTTACTTACGTTGCTTTTCAAGTCTCCTCCTTTCAGAGGTGGAACTTCAAACTACAGCGTAAGCTTACATGATCCACAAAGGGATCATGCAAGTTGTTGCAAAGGACCAGGATTCAAGAAATCAGTCGGCTATTGCTAGACAACTGCTTATCAGCATCTTTCGAAGGTCGCTCGGTAAAACCGGTCTTCTTTCTAAAGGTGCCAAGCAATTGAGTCAGCTGTGCGAGTAAAATCGCAAAGCGCTCAATATCTTGAATCGAAATAGACGGTTTGATTTGCTTTTGAGCCATTTCTCTCTCCTTTCACTAAAAGTGATAAGAGGGATCCAGTTTAAGACTGGAGCCCAAACAGCTTACCATCAGCCGTCGTATCCAACCAGGTTTTTAATCCCTGGACAAGGTAGTCTACTTGCGCTGCCGAAAAGCCCACTTCTGGGCGATCGATAACGAAGTAGAAAGACAACGTTTCATAATCATTGACAGACGTCAATGGATCAGGAACGATTGCCCTCTGGTCAATGCGGACCTGTGATCGAATGCGTTTTTGCGCAGTCGATTGATGGGAGATGGTCAGCTTAAAAGACTGATCATCCATCTGGTAAGTGGCCGAAAGGTCCTTTACCGAGACTCGTGGCATTGACTTAGCTACTGCATTAACAGTAACAACTTGTGGATCAGCAAACATTGTAGATAACCTCAGTTGAAGTTTGAGTGTTATCTAGGTTCAGGCCTTCGGGTCTCAACCGACAGCTGGTCTAAGGAACCTAGAAGAAAGATACGAGCTTACATTCGGGTAATACCTAATGAAGCAAGTATCGCTATTTGCATGGGATCCCAATGATCCCAGTCAAAGCCTAATCCAAACGGCTCTCCCCCCCACCGCGACTTCGTCTCAATTTCTTGGGACCAAGTACACTGTACGGGGCCACCTTTCAAATAGATGGTACTATTGTTAACGACGTGGATACCTTTGTTCCGCATCGTACAAGCGTAGAGAGAAGCTAGACCGAAATAGTTATCCTCAGCGTTGGATATCACATCCCCCGCATTGGAATACCAATCGGCTAGCCAAGTCCAAGGAGTTATTTTCCACAAGAGAGTTGGGGACAATCGTAGCCCATATAATTGGACACGATTAATTATCTTATGATAATTATTGTCCTCTAACCCGAGCGAAGGGATGTAGTAGCGAAATCGACCCTCAAACCATACTTTATCGAAAGATCCAGTATAGTATTGAGATTCGACTCGCTCACCCGACGCAATAGCATCATCACTGTAAAACGCTGTTGGTAGAGAAGGCAGGACTCCTCCTGCTAAATCTCTAGTAACAACAACATCGGACAGGGTGCTATCAGTGGAAAGAGTGCCACCCCGTTTCACCCACTCGTTATTATGTCGCCTTAATTGGTGAACATATCGAGAGGTATTTTGATATACGTCATAACCTTGAAGCATATCATTAAGAAACGGCAACCAACCAAATTGATGGTTGAGAAAGTGATCTGCGGCCTTTTTAGGCCCAAACTCAGTGGCAGAGCCACCGAGCTCTTTCCATATATCATGGAATCCAGATGCACTTGTCTTAAGCATTGGTACAAAATCTCGGGCTTCCCCGATAGTTTGACCAAGATTCGCTTTGTTGAGCTTAGGCTTAAATCTATTATAAGCCTCGGCACTCTTATCTTGCGCACGACCGAAGGTTCGGTCGTATGGATTTCCGTCCTTCCCAACGTTCTTCATCACTGAAGAATCAATTGTCGAAGGACCGAAACCATTTGGTATGAACCCTCCGGTATAATCGGTGTATAAGTTTAGGCTCGGACGATAGTCCGTGCCTATATACACACCTTTCCCTTGGACATAGTCAAAGGGATATCCGGACTTACAAAGGTGAAACGGACCAGTCTCCTCGTAAGGAGGGCCAGGATGCGTAGCATCCCAACACCTCTTAGCGAATTGAGGCTGAGTCGTGTCGTATTGGAAAGATCCAATTGCGACATTGTTATACATCGTCCGAGACGTTCCATAATGGACCGGATCGGCCGCTGTAACAATTTCACGGAACCTACCAGGCATGGGATAATTCTCCTTAATGTTGGATTAGAGAGCTGTCATCGCTGACAACCCAGAGTCCCCCAAGG